AAGATGATACATTCTTCCCATCAGGGTCATTGTTTGCAAGGGGGTTTGGTCCAAGATGTTGTTCCTTCGAAAAATTATCACTATACTTATATATATGCGTTTCGTAACTTTTGGACATGATATCATGGACAATTAATTCAGACGAAAATATGCCTGTGGTGTAATTCCACACAGTATCAGGGGAACTGGTTATCCTGTAATTTTCAATCGCAGACAGCTCCGCCATGATATCTCTCACACCATCTTTCGTTCTTTTACCTGCCACACTAGATTCGTATGACATGACAGGGAGTTGAGAATACATATTTCCAAGAGTTCTGAAGTTGAACCCGGAGGTGCTTTCCCAGAAAAAATATGTTGATTGATTGAATTTCTTTGATACAGCATTCTTTGTTGCAATAGCTATAACATCAAGAGGTTTTATGTTTGGTGCAATTATTTTTTTGTTGTCAGCACTGGGTTCAATGTTCCGCTTCTTATTGCTGTCTAGGTCAGTCTTCAACATTGTTTCAACGATGTCTGAGTACGATCCTGTCAAAGTTCTTTTGACTCTGGCTCTTTGGTTGATTACAAATTCTCTTGAGCAGAATGACATAGTTGAAGCCTGAACACCATTACCAATATTAACCCTATCATCAATACTCGTAATCATGAATGGGTTTGTTGTGTAGTCAATTGTGTTCTCTCCACCCCGCAAATTTGGTGTTGCAATCTTGAGCATCAGGTATTCTTGCCCGATAATAGGACCAAAGGATGCTAGGTTGAAAGCATCTTGAATTGTCATGGTTCCTGTTACGGTAAGTTGATTTATTCCCTCAAATATAGAGAGCCCCATAATAGACGCTGTTAATCCAACCACTTTCCCTGTAGATAATACTAGGTCTGCTTGGATAATGTTAAACTCACCACCACTTCTAAGTTCTAATTTTGCCACTCAATCAATCCTCTGTATTAGAAACCAATGCCTCAAATTCCTCAACAAACTGTTCTAGATATTGGGGGTCTAACAGCCGTATTTTTCTAATTATATCCTGTTTCGATTCTTCGTATTCTCTATTTGTGACCAGTGTTGCATCTGCAATAGTGTTACCATTAGTGTCTTTATTGGTGAGGCCAATATTAATCTTTTTTGTGGTGTCACCCGATACCTGATAAATCTCGTAGTGGTGTGTTGCATCCACATTATCATATCTCTCGGCAAGATGTGCAAGGAACTGGCGAGTGTTCATTGGCCACTGGTGATACCTGTCTGTGATGTTATTGACAATCAGAATGACCCAATGATATTCTGCATCACCATAATATTTGTAAGCAATCATCTCTGGCGTTTCACCATTCCTAATGTCATATGTATCATACAAAGATGATACTGATTTTGATTTACCATGAAGAGCCACACGCTTGAGTAAATGGGTGACTGTTTTGAATTCTCCATCGCCAACAGAATCATATGCAATAACTGGAAATTGACTAAAATACATCTTAGTATCCGTTCCTAATATTATCTCTGTCCATGATTTCTAGTTCTTGGAAAGCCAGAGTGATGGTTGTTTTCTGGGGTGGCGCACCCTTTTTGTCAGCATTATATGTTACAAATTTATCTCCACCATAAGTAACATCCATTGTTTTTAGATAACATTTACCAATCTTATTGATATATTGATTTTGTCCATTGACATGCATATACTGAATTGAAAATACATCAGGAATTGTCATCTCTCTTGTACTACCGGCATTCTTAAAACTTGGGGTCATTCCCTCTTTAAATTCTTGTACAATTTTATGCACCGTTTCTGTTTCTGTATGATCTTTGGGAATGAATGTGAAAGAAAAGGAAAATGACCTTCTACCAATACCCCTGAACATCATCTCTGTTCTGGGTGTAATAATCGTTCCACTCTCAATTGCAAGCAAATCTTTTGCGCCGGGAATTGCCTTATCAATCATACCCACTCCCATTTTCACTAGCCCGTCACCTAGAGTGTCAAACCCTTTCTTAAAAGAATCCCCGCTCAATGTTCCGTTCTGATAAGCCTTAAACAATCCATAGAGCGCTTCACCCACCACACCAATTTCACCCTCAGAATAATCCATAGCATAGTTTACATTAACTGCTGGGGGCATGTACAGTCCGATAAAGGTTCCGGTTCTCTGGATATTTCTGCGAGACAACGTGAGTGAATTACTTGCGCCATTCTTACCAGCACCACCAGAACCGCCAGATTGTGCGTTTAATTGGTCGTGTGCTTTTTGCTGGTTTTCATCCGTTTTGTCCTTGTTCAATGTTTTCTTGCCGGTCACTTTGTCTATATAGAAAACATCAGCAACCTTTCCTGCGTGTTGTATTGGTTTTACTTTTGCACCCGATACAGAATGTCGAGCGAAGAGTATATAGCTTGCTTGATGAGCATTAACGCCAACATCAGAAGGGTATAAGAGAATTGGGTCCGGTTTATTAAAACCAGTTTGTACAGGACTAGATGAAGAACTACTACTTGAACCACCTAATCCTGACCTAAGACCATCAGCAACAGAAGTAATTACTCTCTGTGCAGCACCTGATGCAGCATTCTTTGCTATGTTTACGAAAGCGTCTCTTAATGCCATGTCTAAATATCCTTATACACTTTATGAAACTATTTATAACACATGTCATACAAAGGTCGATACATACCAACCAAGCCCAAAAAATATAAGGGCAATCCACAGAACATAGTTTATCGTTCTCTCTGGGAACGTAAATTTATGGTATACTGTGACAACAGCACATCCATAATTGAATGGGGCAGTGAAGAGATCATTATACCCTATTTATCACCCAAGGATGGACGTATGCACAAATACTTCCCAGATTTTTATATCAAAGTCAAACAGGCTAATGGTCAGATTAAGAAGATGATAATTGAGGTTAAACCCAAGGTGCAGTGCAAACCACCCAAGGAACCCAAGAGGCGCACCAGACGATGGATGAATGAGGTCATGACCTATGGTGTGAATGATGCTAAGTGGCGATCTGCTACAGAATGGTGTGCAGATAATGGTATGGAGTTCAAGATTTTAACTGAAGATCATCTTGGGATTTCGTATAAATAGATATATGGCAAGAGCACCCAGCAAATATATGCAATCAGTTAAGGATGAGGCAAAAGGTCGCCCCAAATCTACTGCATGGTATAGAGAGAAAATTAAAGAGTTTGGTACACCAACCACACTTGACCTCATACGAGATGGTAAGAGGAGCAATCAACCATTCTATGGTAGGCTTAACATGTTCATGTATGATCCTAAGTTCAAGAAGACCCTACCATACTATGATACGTTTCCGTTGGTATTACCCATAGAGAAGTATTCAGATGGATTTCTGGGGATCAACTTGCATTATCTACCCATTCCTCTAAGAATTAAGTTGCTTGATCGTTTGGTGGATTTCTCTAATAATACCGCATTTGATGAGTCAACAAAACTTATCGTTGATTACCAGAAACTAAAGAATGTGAGACTTATCAGGCCAACCATACACAAATACCTAGCAGGACAGACCAAATCACAGTTTCGTAGAATTGATGCAGACGAATTTACAATTGCGACTCTCCTACCTGTACAGAGGTTTAAGAAAGCAGATTCTTCTGAGGTATGGAAAGATTCGAGGGCAATGATCTAATGGCAACACTAGCAAATTTTGTAGAATCAACCGCATTTGGTGTATTAAATGATTTCTTGTCAGAGTTTCATAGTGACAATGGATATGCACTCCCAAGTCGTTACGAGGTTATTATCACATCCCCGGCAGAGGGGGATGCAAGGAAAGTTTCTATGCGATGTGAAGCCCTTGACTTACCCGGCAGGTCACTTAATACATCACCAGATTCTAACATGTATGGTATTGCACCAGAAATTGTTGATGGTATCACGTTTGGTGGTACACTAGCTATGACCTTTCAATCAAGTAGTGACCTAGAAGAAAGAGTATTCTTTGAACACTGGCAAGAGATGGCTTGGGACAAGGGAACGTGGAATGTCAAGTATTATAGGGATTACATTAAAGAAATTGAAATCTATGTTCTTGATGTAAATAACCAAAGACGTTATGGAATTAAACTATTTGAGTGTTTTCCAAAAGATATTGGTCCAAGTCCTTTAAGTTATACTCAAGCAACAGATATCATAAAGATACCTGTCACTATGGCATATAAGTATTGGGAGACTCTTGATATTACTAACCAACCACCCAATCTTATGGAAAAGGTTCTTGATACAGTAATCACTGGTGCAGAACGAACGATTAATGCGAACATACCGAAGGTGTTGAGCAGACTTGGAAACTAATTATGATAAAGGATGATAAATTATGGCATTACCTAAACTACAAACTTCTGAATACACACTAACACTACCATCAACACAGGAGGAAATTAAATTCAGGCCATTCTTGGTCAAAGAGCAAAAGATTTTGATGATTGCCCAAGAATCCGGGGATGAAAAACAAATTGCCGATGCTATGGGGGCGTTGGTATCAAATTGCACCTTTGGTATTTTGGATGCTAATATTGCTCCAATGTTTGATATTGAATATGTGTTTTTACAATTACGGGCGAAATCTGCTGGTGCTAAAGTAAAAATTACTGTTACATGTCCAGATGATGAAGAAACTATTGTTCTGGTTGAAATTGACTTAGAGAAAATTGGTGTACAACTGAGTGTAGAACACTCACAGGAAATTACCATCACAGAAGATATCAGACTAAAATTAAGATATCCAATATTGAAAGACCTTCAGGGATTATATTTGTATGATGATTTGGGTGATTTCGAAAAGTCAATGGCAATGATCAATAAATGTGTTGAAAGTGTTATTAATGGGGATGAAACAATCCATAGAATTGATATGACAGAGGATGAAATTACAGAATTTATTGATTCGTTTAACACAGAGCAGTTAGAGAGTGTGATGAAGTTTTTTGAAACAATGCCGAAATTACGACACGTTATTGATGTTACCAATCCGAAGACAAAGATAAAGAGTGAAGTATTATTGGAGGGGCTTGAAAGTTTTTTAGGATAGGGCTGTCTCATGACTCTGTGGAGAATTATTATAGACAAAATTTTGCAATGATACAGCATCATAATTGGAGTTTAACTGAATTAGAGAATATGGTGCCGTGGGAAAGAGAAATATATTCTGGTTTATTGATAAAACATTTAGAGGATGAGAAAGCGGAGTATGACAAACAAGCAAGAAAAAACAAATAATCGGAGTTAATCAAATGACGCAGAAAAAGCTACAAAAAGATAGTGAATTTGATAAATTTGATATTGATGGTGATGGAATTGTTAGTGATGAGGAGTTGGCTATGGAAGAGAGAATGATACGACTTGAGAATGAAGACAAGAAAGAGGATGCCCAACGCAAGATGGCGTGGTTTGCTCTTAGCGGTATGCTATTGTATCCTGTATGTGTTGTTGTGTCGGTTGTGTTTGGTATTGAGGTAGCAGCAAAGATACTTGGTGACATGGCAGGAGTATACTTCATTGCTGTTGCTGGTATCATTGCAGCTTTCTTTGGCGCTCAAGCGTTTGCAAACAAAGAACCTAAGAAATAAGGAACCTGAGTTATGGCTGATCTGAAAACTGTTGCTAATCTGTTAGTTGAAACCAATAAAAAATTGGAGCAGCTTGCTAAAGATAATGCAAAAAGTGGCACTGCTACTTCTATAATAGCACAAAATTTGCCTGAAATATTGAGTGCTAGAGCCCTTGCTACTCGCCAAGAAAAGTATGATAAGAGAGAGGGCGTAACTGAAGTTGATGAAGCGGTAGCAAAAAATACTAAAGATATTGTAAGTGAGTTAAAGTCCGGCAATAATTCTGTTAATAATTCTGTTCAACAGACCGTCCTCGCTATCACGGGTCAGAGCAAACAGAACTCCCAAGATAATAAATTCAATTTTAAGACACTAAACTCTCTTGCTAACTTTGCCAGTTTGAATCAAAAGTCGGGAAAAGAACAGGGGGACATCTTCTTTGGTTTGAAGAGAGGTCTAGAGGGTTTTTATGAAAATATAACCTTTCAGAAAGGTCAAAAAACCGGAGTGAAAATGTCTGCGAGACATGCAATAAAGGATCGGCCAGAAGAAATAAAAAAATCTGATGAAGCTCTGGCATCCATGAAAAAGTCACTCGAAACGCTTGGTTTAGTTGCAACAGACAATAAAAAATATAATAAACTACAGTATGAAGCCGATAAAGCGGACCTTAAATTTAGAATCAAGACCGCAACTAGTCCTGCCAAGAAAAAAGAACTACGAGAAGACCTACTGAAACTAAACGCAGAACAGGGTTCTAAACTAGCAAAGTTGGGTGCTGGCATTGGTGAATTGGTTTCAATGGGCAAGAAAACCATAAGTTTAGGACTAAAGGCATTTTTCACCACTATTGGAATTGGTGCGTTATTGATTGCTCTTGGTACATTTTTTCAAAGCGAAACATTTGCAGAAATGACAAAGGGCGTAGATAAGCTTATTGCGTTGTTTAGTGGTAAGGATAAAGAAGGAAATCCAGTAAGTCTTTTTGATCGAATTGCCGGTATATTTAGTGCTGATGGTTTGCTCGTATTAGGAATTGCTGCGCTGACCGTTGGTTGGGTGGGAAAAAAAGCAATCGATCTGTTATTGTTGCCCCTAACACTAGGTTTCAAGGTAATCAGGGGGGTATTTCGTGGAATAGGAAAGGCATTAGAGGCGTTAGGACTTAAAAATAAACCAAAGGTTGTGGGAGCCCTGCCGCCACTAGTGGGCGGATCAGTTCCACCCAAAGCTGGCAGTGTTGTAACTTCACCAAAAGGTAGTAAAGTTTATGCCGGGGTTGATGGTAAAGCCACTACAACAAAGGTGGGGGATTTAACGGGCAGAGCCAAAATAATGGCAGCTGCTAAGGCCAATTCTGGGGGTGGTTTAGGTCATCTAAAAAAATATCCCAGATTGTTAATGGCTGCAAAGAGAATTCCCCTACTTGGCCCTATCCTTAGTAGTGCGATGGTGGCATCACTATTATTGAGTGACGCATCTAAGGAAAATAAAATCAAAGGTGTTGGTGGTTTAATCGGTGGTGGTTTGGGGGCAGCCGGTTTCGGTATTGTCGGCGGAGCATTGGGTGCATTGTTCACTGGGCCGGGGGCAATTGTCGCAGCGCCTTTGGGCGCACTTATTGGTGCGGGGGTTGGTTTCTTTGGTGGAGATTGGGCAGGACAAAAACTTGCTGGATTCTTAATGGGAGAAGAATCAAGCCCAGAAAACGATATTAAAAAATTAACATCTGCTGGCGGATCAAATGCTGGTGGATCACCTACTAAACCAGTTGGACCCAATATAGGGGGATATGGACCCAAAGGCGAGTTCGGCGATAGTCAACCAGACCTAAATCGATTTGAGCAAGAACGAATGGGGAGAGGTACTGATGGCGGTGCATCTGGAGCTACTACTTTTGTTGATGCAAGCGTAAAATCAAGTGTCCAGCACCAAAATCTGGGGATGGGCGGTGGTGGTCCAATCATCCCCAATAAGTTTGGTGGATTAAACGCAGCGGCCGCCATCTTTGTCGGGTCTTAATTAAAAAAAGGGGGAACCCAAAAGTTCCCCCTCTCCTTACTTACTCTTTTGCCAACTTTTCAAAGTAGGACATAGTGTCCTCATCATCATCATTATCAACAGTAGGCGCTGGAGTAGGTTTCGTATCCACCTTTGGTTCAACCCAAGGAGCATCTTCCATAACTTCAGCAGCTTTACCTACCTTAACAGTTCCTATTAGAACCATATCCATACGCTTCTTCAGTTCATCATAGGACTTGAAGTTAGTTTCAGCAGTAAACTCTGATAGGGGATACTGCTTCTTCCACACTTCTTCCAACTTATCATCATCATCAAACAAAGGAGATGGCGCTGAGAACTCTGACTTATCATAGTTCCAGTAACCTTCTACCATACGAAGCTTCAACTTGAAGTTCGCACCTGCCCAGAAGTCAAAAGGATTAATTGGAGTTTCATCCTTAAACGCAGGCTGCATTGCTTCCATGCACTTGTCAAAGATTTTCTTACCAAACTTGTAGAGCATCACCTTACCCTCATTCTGAGGATTAGCAGAATCTTCAACAACATAGATGTTTGCAAAATACTGCAACTTACGCTTCTGCTTACGAGCAATCTCCTTATCAGACTCAACACCTGAGTTCCAATATGCAGAGTTCATCTCAGATACAGGGTCATTCTGACCAACGGTAGTGAGAGAGTTCTCAATATACCACTGTCCAGTTGGACCTTGGAAAGCATGGTTCCACACCTTTGCCCAAGGCATATCCTCACCCTCTACTGCGGGAAGGAAACGAATAACGGCATAACCATTACCGCTCTTATCCATGACAGGCTTCCAGAGACGATCATCCACATAGGACTTCTTCTCTCCCCCACCACTATCTGATTGAACTGCACCAAGCAGTTTGTCCAAAGAATTAGACTTCTTTAGTGTACTTAACGACATATGTATTCTCCTTATGTAATATATGTTTTCGTATGTTTATAGTATGCTTACTTTATCACAAAACTCTGTCTTTGTCAAGTAACTTAGGTTATTTTCTTGAATAAAATGATCTTTTGCATCTATCCAATAAAACTTTGTATCCCAAAACTCTCTAAAAACAGTTTGCATCTGGTTCATCCAATTAGTGGTATTAAAACCTTTTGCATCACTGGGCAGATAATTATCTGTCCCTTTATATATGTTGTTCAACGGTTCGTCATGTGACGATAGGTCAAACCCCAGTATATAAATCTCTGTTGCTCCCTGCTGACATGCAAGGTGCAGTGCGGTGTTACCCGCTGACCATTCAACAGGAAAGTCAATAGGCCACACAATATCATTCTCTTCCACATAGGTAATCCAGACACCCACATCCTTCTCCATCTTCATGCGAAGGTCTTTCATATCCAACTCTGGATTCATCTTAATTGCAGCTACAATCTTGTCCTGTAATGAAGAAGGGTCTTTCCCTGAAATTACACAAAGGTCTGTTCTCTTCAAGCTCCTGTGTATGAAGTCCTCTGGAATATCAAACCCCATAAACATCATATCAACAATAGATGACGGCACTATACTCCAATTTGCAAAATGACAACAGCCCTGCTCAGGCCATTCTGGATTATCTAATACATATCCAGAATTATAAATTTCCTGCTGCATACCGTAGTCAACTGCAACAAGGTTGTCCACCATCACATCACGATAGATTGCATTGCAACCCCATGTGACAGCATCCACCTTATACTGTTTATCACTGAACCACTTGCGTGACTCACCATTACCAATGACAACTGCTTTAGACAATGCTGATATCCGTCATGATGGGGAAAATCTTTGCAATCTCACGGGCACAGGCCTGTGCAATCTCCTGATGTTCCTTCTGAGTACCATTTGCGCTTCTTAGGTCAATGTAGTGTACCCATGAGCGCAGGGTGCCATTCATGTATAGGCGAGATACAGTCATACCCTCTGGTAGAACTGCACGAGCCTGTTCCTTTGCAATACCTTTGTCAACTGCCCACTTGTATATTTCTTCTGCCTGACGCCACAACACATGTTGCTTCATACGGAAGTCTTCATTCAATCGATTATGTTTCTCATCATCACTGTCCAGATCAACACTGTTCTGTCGATTGATTGGGTCTTGCAGTCGAGCTTCTCTTGCTTCAAAAGACAAATCCTTGGTAGGGTCTGCATACCGTTGGCTGAACTCTTGAAACGAAAATGAGCGGTGACGTAGAATCTGTCGTGCAATATCTCTTGTTGTCTCAATCTCAATACACGCACTGACCATCTCTAGGGGTGACCAGTGCTTGTGCTTGATAAGATACTTGACCAGTTTCTCGCTAGTATCTTTATTGTTCTGATTGCCAGGATTAGATACTCTAGCGCAATATGCGATGAGCTCCTGTGCATCATCCACACCAATAATGTTATCTGGTGTAGAATGTGATGTCATTTTTACTTTCATATTTTGTCCTTGAAATTGGTTCCGGTAGATGGAATCGAACCACCATTAGAAGATTACAAATCTACTGTAATACCATTATACTATACCGGATTACCATCTACTTGTTAGGAGTAAACCGGCGCTGTGGTTTATAACCCTTGGGCCAAGTGGGTTGACGATTAGCAAGCTGATTAACTCGCTCCGAAAGTTCGTCGTTTTTAACCGACACCTCAGCGTTGACAAATTGCATTGCCTTCACTTCGTTTTCTAGTTCCCGGCACCGTGCCTCAAAGAACCCTTCTACTCTATCCATCAACTGGACTCCTCTATGAGTTTCAATAGTCTTATCTTATACTGTTCTTGATCAATTGTCAAGAACCTTTTGTAATTATTCATCAGATTTCTTAAATCAATCCATATGATGTCATCCTCTAATTGTTTATTCCAAGATTGTGAATAATTCACTAACTCATCCAATATGATGATTGTTTCTAATGACACCCGGCCACCCAGAAACTCTTTCATTAATTTGGGATGTTGTCCATTTTCTATTTTGAACAAATCCTCAAATGCCTCTACCAGAGGTTTCATCTCAACATCAAACAAATCAAAGAAACCCTGACGTTTCAGTTTCCATGCATCATAGTTATCATCATTGAAGTTGGCAATATACCCCTTCTTATCCCTAATGAAGTTTGCTACAAAGTAATTTTTGATTTGTTCTTCTGTCTTGTACTTGCGAGCCAACCTAACGAAAAACGACCTGTCTTTACGTTTATAGAAGGTGTCACGCTTGATACGAGTCTTGCCCTTGTATGTTACAAAGTCATAGTCACTCTTACCAAAGTGTGCCTTCATAGCACAATACATTAGATAAACGTCAATCGGTTCCATTACAGATACGCTTCGATACCCAATCAGTTAAAATGCAGGGGATTACCCCATGAATAATTAGAACAGTAGCCATAGCCCATGCATGAGCAAGGTGCATAAAATAGTTAGTGTTGTTTTCCTTTAGATGTTTCATCAGTCCATAAACTTTCTGTCTTTGATTAAATGATACAGTCTGTGTGTGAATACATCGAAGAACAGAACAAATAAATTATTTGCCGTGTATGTTCCGTTTGGAACTTTTAATTCATATTTCATATTGGGAGTTGTGCTTGTTTCGGTAGAAAATTAAGTTCCCGTGCATTAGCCTCAATCTTCTCTTTGAGACTTTTGGAAATAAGACTGCCCACAGTATCGGGCTCAATATCTTGACGGTGGCAATAATCAAGAACTGCATCCATATGCGAGATGTTCTTGTCTATTGCAAGACGTTCAATTTCCATTGAAAATGTCTTTGATGTGTTTAATGCCATTTTGTACTCTTGTAAATTAATTAAAGGTGAGGGGCTAACCGTGGGCCCCCCTCGGATGTATTACGGCATCACCCGTTAGTAGTGGTGTTTAATTAGACACCCTGTGCAAGAGAGCGATAACCCGCCGCAATCACAGCACGAGTTGCAGTACCAAGGCGGTACTTGTTGTAAGTTACACCATCAAACGAGCTAACCCGCTTGTTGAGGTATACAGGATATCCCTGCATACGAAGAGAACTCATCAATGCTCGGACATTCTTAACGCCATAACGTGCGCTAATCTGCTTCGCAGTAAGTTCATTACCGTTTTCGAGAGCGGCAATAACCTTAGTTGCCTTCGAAGTTGTAGTTGTAGCCATACTATAATTCATCCTTTCAAGATGATGTTTTTGACAATATTGCCAGACACAAAGTGTTTCGTTTGGATTTCACAAACTCATCAGTGACATTGTTTACAGAGTATAACAGGTTATTAGTTATTTGTCAAGACCTTTTTTGAATAAAGTGGAAGTTTTTTATCCTGTTGCTAAGAAAAAAACTCCCAAAAAAACTCCGAAAGATTATGCAGCTAGTGCAAAATCCTCATAAGATACGTTATCGTTTGCATCTATAGTTTTTGACCTATAAGGCGATCAATCCACAATTCTCCACTCATCCGTCCCTGCCTGTCGATCC